GTTCGAGGCAGTTAACAAGCCGATACCGGCAGAGTTAAGCGCCGAGCAGTTAGGTACTCAGCTATCTATCGTTAAGCGTGCACATAAACAGCTCGAATATTTAGAGGCTGGATACGAAGAGCAGCTTAAATCTTTAATAAGAGGGGGCACGAACGTACCGGGCTGGTCGGTAGAGCAGGGCGTAGGTAAGAGACAGTGGTCTAAACCTACCGAGGAGATAATAAAACTAGGGGACCTTATGGGAGTAGACCTTAAAGAACCAGTTAAGCCTATCTCTCCGGCGCAGGCAGAGAAAAAAGGTGTCGACGCTGCGGTAGTAGCCGCATACGTTGTGAGAAGACAAACGGGACTTAAAGTGGTTCCAGATAACAATAATAAAGCTAGGGAGGTATTTTCAAAATGGGACGTAGACCAACAGACGCAGAAATAGAAGAGCAGATTAACAAAGCTGATGAAGTTGAATACGAGGGTATGAGCTTCTCCGAGGGGGTAGCGCAGGCCCTCGAATGGGTACTAGGCCGCAGTGATGAGAAACCGTTCGAAGACGAATAAAACTAAATTTAATAAAAAATTATAGGAGAAATAATTATGAGTAACACAAACAGAACAGATATATTAACACCAGTAGGAAGATTAGTAGCGGGCGATGTATTTAAAGCAAACACAACGGACGCACAGGGTAGACCTTTAACTATTAAGAGTGGGCCGAACGCAGGACAGCCTAGAACTGAGTATTACTTCGCGCTAGCTATCCCTAAAACTGACCCGTCGTATGACGCGGAAGTTATGCAAAAATTACAGGCCACAGCTAAAGCAGGTTTCCCGACTATGTTCGACGCTAACGGGCAGTGCGTACGCCCAGACTTTGCGTGGAAAGTTGTAGACGGAGACAGTAACATTCCTAACCAGAATAATACTATCCCTAGCACTAAAGAGGGTTATCCGGGACACTGGGTTCTATCGTTTAAAGGTGGGTTCCCTCCGAAAGTTTACTCTAAAGGTGGCGAAGCGGTAATTACTGACCCGGAACAAGTTAAGAGGGGGTACTATGTAAGAGTATATGGGTCTGTGGCTGCTAACGGGGATAACCAAAAGCCAGGCGTATATCTTAACCCGTCTATGGTTGAGTTAGTAGGATATGGAGACGAGATTAACAACGGCCCAGACGGTGTGGCTGTATTCGGTGGCGCTCCGGCGGCTAATTTACCGGCAGGGGCTAGCGCGACACCTGTAGCACCTACGACACCTATCGCACAGCTGAGCGCAGTTGCAGTTCCAGCAGTTCCAGGCGCAGCACCTCAGCCAGCCGCTCCGCAGGTACAGTTAGCCCAGGACTTCTTAAACCCACAAAATGCAGCACCGGCGCCTCATCCTATGGCTCCAGCGGCTCCAGTTGCACCTAAAGCGTACACAGTACAGGGCGCACAGTACACAGCAGAACAGCTTAAAGCTGGCGGGTGGACTGACGAACAGATAGCGACTTTAGGATAAGACTATGTTTAAAGTATTAGACGAAGCGTGTACGCCCGAATGGGCTACCGAGTTTAGTAGCTGCATGGACTTATTCGCCAGGGAAGACGTAACAATTCACGCGGGGGAGACTAAAGTAGTTCCCCTCGGCGTTAAAATTAATCCGGACTTTTTCGTTTATGAAATAGCGGGGGTAAATGTAGACGCGGGCGGGACGGTTACTGCTGGGGATAGCGATAAAGTTAACGAGTTTTTAAAATCACACTGTTTAGAGCTTAAGTGTAGAAGTTCTCTACCTCTTAAAAAAGGTCTGATTATTGCGAATGGTGTAGGCGAAATAGATTTCGACTATCCGGACGAAATAGGTATTATTTTACATAATCCGCTTATCCCTTTTTCGGCGCATAACGTAACAGGGCCTACGTTAATTAAAAAAGGCGACAAGATAGCACAGGTAAAACTCGTAGAACATAAAAGCTATTTAATGGGATACGAAAGTAAAGACAAAAGAGTCGGCGGCTTCGGTAGTAGCGACAAAAACTAAAGGGGTGTACCTATGAGTAAATTAGCATACATGCAGGTACCCGTAGGCGTATCGTACGCGACCGTCCTCCCGGACTTTGACTTCGAGACTTATTCGGAGGCAGGGTTCGACTATGACGAGGTTACAAGAAAGTGGGTCTCGGTAATGGGTAAAGGTAAAAAAGGGGGACTCGCCGCGGTAGGTTCGGCGGTTTACGCCCAGCACCCTAGCACCGAGGTACTTTCGCTAGCTTACGACCTTAAAGACGGTCAAGGGCGGAGACTATGGGTTCCGGGTATGCCACCACCGCAGGACCTTTTTAACCATATAGCGACGGGCGGATTATTAGAAGCCTGGAACTGTGGTTTTGAGTGGCTTATCTGGGAGTATGTATGTCGAGCACGTATGGGGTGGCCTGTACTTTCACATACACAACTAAGAGACGCTATGGCTAAGTCTCGGGCGTTCTCTCTTCCGGGAGCATTAGGTAAAGCTGGTCCGGTTTTAGGACTGACAGACGTTAAAGACAAAGAGGGTACTAGGTTACTTAAGAAGTTTTCAGTACCGAGACACCCTACAAAAAAAGACCCACGTACTCGTATTAAACCCGAAGAGGATTTTACGGACGCTATGAAACTGTACGCATATAATATCCAGGATATCGTAGCCGAGGCGGCTATATCGGAAAATATCCCGGACTTAATTCCCTCAGAGTTAGAGTTCTGTATCAATACACAGGCCTGTAACTTCCGAGGTGTTGCTGTGAACCCTACCGAGGTAGAAGCGTGTATCTCTGTTTTAGAGCAGGCATACTCGAGATATAACTCGGAACTGTACGCACTAACCGGGGCTACTGTAGCGGAAGCTACTAAAGTGGACCAGATTATGCAGTGGTGTAATAGCCGAGGCGTACATATGGCAGCGTTAGACGACGCGGCAGTTAAAGAGGCGCTTAAGAACCCAGTATTAGCTCCAGACGTTAAGCGAGTCCTAGAGATAAGACGGCTTATAGGTTCGGCAGGAGTTAAAAAGGTTTACGCTATGCAACGCCAGGCGACGAGAGATAATAGACTGTGTAATCTGTTTATTTATCACGGCGCTAGAACGGGTAGAGATACCGGGGCGGACGTACAGCCACAGAACCTCGTTAAGGCTGGACCTAAGTTAAAGTGGTGCTCCGAGGGCTGTAAGAAGCCGTCGGGGGCTAAGAATGACTGGTGTCCTCACTGTGGTAGCTGCTTAATAGACGAGCCTACTAAAGGCTGGGGCTGGGAAGCGGTAGACACAGCTCTCGAGGTTATGAAGTCGGGAAGCCTGGACCGAGTGGAAGAGGTTTTCGGTAATGCAGTGCTAACTATTTCGGGCTGTATCCGTGGGCTATTCGTAGCTGCTCCAGGTAAAGACTTAGTATGTTCGGATTATTCAAGTATCGAGGCGGTAGTTACTGCGGTCCTATCGGGCGAGCAGTGGCGTATCGAAGCTTTTAACCGTAAAGAGGATATTTACCTGGTTTCGGCCGGACGTATCACAGGTAGAACTATGGACGAGTACCTGGCGTATCATAAAGAGACGGGAGATAAACACCCTGACCGTCAAAAGATAGGGAAGCCGGCCGAGCTAGGTCTAGGCTTCGGAGGTTGGCTAGGTGCCTGGAGACAGTTCGATAGCTCGGATAACTTTAGCGATAACGAAGTTAAAGACAATATTAAAGCGTGGCGAGAGGCTTCTCCTGCTATTGTGGAAATGTGGGGCGGTCAAATGAGAGGTAAACCCTGGGCGCCGGATAGGTTCGAACTGTTCGGCCTGGAGGGTATGGCTATAGCAGCCGTACAAAACCCGGGGACTATGTATACTTTTAGATACGTAAGCTACGGAGTTAAAGACGACATGCTATACTGTCGCCTCCCGTCTGGACGTTTCTTAACGTACCATAAGCCACGTTTAGCGCCAGTCGTTAAATGGGACCAGACGCAGCTACAGCTCTCTTATGAGGGGTGGAACTCTAACCCTAAAATGGGCGCTATGGGTTGGCAGCGTATAGAAACGTACGGCGGTCGACTTATGGAGAACGTGGTCCAGGCAGTCGCTCGGGATATTATGGCTTACGCTAATAATAACCTGGAGACTAGAGGCTACCCTGTGGTCTTACGTGTGCACGACGAAATAGTGTGCGAGGTGCCAGAGAACTACGGAAGTATAGACGAGTTCGAGGCTATTATGATGGAATTACCAGACTGGGCTAAAGGTTGGCCCGTGAGAGCTGCCGGAGGGTGGCGAGGTAATCGATATAGAAAGGATTAACAGTGGCTAAAATAGTCTTAATGAAAAAACAATTTAATACAGGTCCGTTCGCATTTGACGAGGACTGTGTAGACACCGAAATAACATTTAGTTTATATATAAATAAATCGGGCGTATTTTTTAATGTCAATACGGGGGACTTTTCGACTAACTATTTAAACCCGTTTAAAGCCTTTATGCGGGCGTTAGAACACAGTCAAGTAGCAGCAATAAAATACCTAAGACTAAAAGAAAAGCTTAGGGATAACGGAATGTGGAAAAAATTATAGGAGAAAAGAATGTCACAAAAATTAACTAACGGAGAAATAAGAGGCGAGGTAGTTTACAGACGTACCTACTCGAGACCAAAAGAGGGCGGCGGGTTCGAAACTTGGCCGGAAACTGTAGAGCGTGTAATTAGCCATCAAGCGTGGCTATGGGAGAGAGCAGCCGGCAGAGCGTTAAAACCACACGAACTTAGCGAACTGGATGAGCTGCGTACTCTTATGCTAGAGAAAAAGATATCGACTAGCGGCCGTACTTTATGGCTAGGCGGTACCGACACAGCTAAAGACCGCGAGAGTTCTATGTTTAACTGCTCATTTACAAATGTAGAGACCGTTTACGACATAGTAGATGTACAGTGGTTACTACTCCAGGGCTGCGGTGTAGGCTTCCGTCCTATCATAGGTATACTTAACGGGTTCTTTAGGCCTATCGATAAAATAGAGGTTATCCGTTCTAAGAAAACGCTAGGGCCTAACGGGGAGTTCAAAAAAGGAAGAGAACACAACGTCGAGACATTTAAAGACGGAGTATGGGCTATCTCAGTAGGAGACTCGGCCGAAGCCTGGGCGAAAGCTATCGGGAAACTTATCGCAGGTAAATACAACGCTAGTAAGTTAGTGTTCGACTTCTCAGGGATTAGACCGTCGGGAGTTAGACTTAAAGGTTACGGCTGGATATCGTCTGGAGACGAGGCTATCTCGGTAGCATATGTAGCAATAGCTAATATTATGAACCGTAAAGCCGGGCAGCTTTTAAGCCGTATAGATATCCTGGATATAATTAACCATATGGGAACTATTTTATCGTCGAGACGCTCGGCAGAGATAGCTCTATTTGAATATGGTGAGCCTGAGTGGGAAGAGTTTGCAGTAGCTAAAAAAGACTACTTTATAAACAATATGCAGCGTGAACAGTCTAATAATTCCCTGGTGTTCAGAGCGAAACCTGCTAGAGACGAACTGGTTAAACTATTCGACGTTATGGCGGACGCCGGAGGAAGTGAGCCCGGGTTTATTAATGCAGAGACCGCGCTAAAACGTGCGCCGTGGTTCCAGGGAGTTAATCCGTGCGCGGAGATACTTCTAGGTAATAAGTCGTTCTGTAACTTAACAGAGGTAGACCTGGCGAAATTCAAAGGCGACACGGTAGGACTTACTAGAGCTATGGAACTGGCAGCACGCGCTAACTATAGACAGACCTTAGTAAATCTAAAAGACGGCGTACTCCAGGAAGCCTGGCACCTTAATAACGAGTTCCTAAGACTTTGTGGTGTTGGATTAACGGGTATCGCTAGACGTGACGATATGACGGAATACGATTTTAAACAGTTGCAGCACGTAACGACCTCAGCCGCTTATAGTATGGCCGACGAGTTAAGACTACAGCGCCCTAAAAATGTAACCACAGTTAAGCCGTCGGGTACTCTTAGTAAGTTAATGGGTACGACTGAGGGTGTACATAAGCCTCTAGGTAAATACATTTTTAATAATATTAACTTTGGGAAACACGACCCCCTAATCGGTAAACTAAGAGCAGCAGGATATAACGTTTTTGATAATCCGAACGACTCGAACGCTATTTTAGTAACTTTCCCAGTAGCGTGGGAGGATGTACCGTTTACGAAAGTAGAAACGGTCCACGGTATAGTCGAAATTAACACAGAGACCGCTGTAGAACAGCTAGAGAGATACAAAAAGATACAGACTGGCTATGCACAGCAGAATGTCTCTATAACGGTCTCATACTCGCCGGGAGAGGTAGACACTATTATCGACTGGCTACTAGCTAACTGGGATATCTACGTGGGAGTAAGTTTCTTATACAGAGCTGACCCGAGTAAAACTGCTGAGGACCTGGGCTACAGGTACCTACCGCAGGAGGTAGTAACTAAAGAGAAATTCGAGGCATACATGGCAGCACTTAAACCTGTAGACTTTACAGATACGGACAGTTACGAAGAGCTAGAAGACGCCGAGTGTGCTAGTGGGGCGTGCCCGGTAAAGTAGTAGACAGCTATAGCCGCCTGGAGTATATCCGGGGCTATCAGCTCTCCGAAATATTCGGGAAATATAAATTATTTTAAGGAGATAAACTTATGACAAAAATATACGAGGGTGGGGATACCTACCATTTACACAGTGTTAGTGGTAAAGTTCTCGATGTTACGACAGACGAAATAAACGAAATAGCCGAAGAGTCTCCAATAGCTCGGGACTTAAGAGAAGAGGTGGCCGAAGCTAAAAACGAGTACAATAGAGCGCGGGGTTATGCTAATGACGCGTGCGGGGAAATAGACGAGCTGGAAAGTTATCTTATGTCTGAAAGGGAAGACGTGGACCTAGACGAAATATTACGCCTAGTCCAGGGTATTAAGGGTACGGTCGAACGTATCTAAACTAATTCAAAGTGGGGCAGGTCGTCGAACGTTTGGTCTCTGAACGTGTCGTCGCCGTCCCAGTCTAACCCGAAACGTACGCTATGCGTAATCTTACCCTCTTCTTTTAATCTAGCCACTACGGCCTTAACCATACCCATCATCATATAGAAACGACGGTCGTCTTTTTCGTGGCCACTAAACGCGTTAGTACCTTTTTTCCACGGCATAATATCGACTGCCATAGATGGGCTAGACTGGTGCCTAGACTTCATATTAACGCCATCAAGCGTGGACTTACCCTCAGCGAAATAACGCGCCTGTGTCTCGAGCGACCTGTGGCCCTCCAGTACCGAGAAGTCGTATATCTTTATCAGTTCGTTACAGATTAACCGTATATCTGGGTGGCACGTATCTAAACGCGATTTACTTTTATATCCGAAATTATACATAGCTATTTCCCCTCCGATTTTCTCTTAATGCTTTCCGCTAGACCCCCGCCGAAATAGAACGAAACTATCATAATCAGAATTTCTCCCAGCCACATTTTATCCGCGAAATTTCTAGCGTTATTTACATTAGCCATATCCACCCAGCCATACAGTGCCCCAAGTACACCATTTAACATTATGAATAAAAACACAAATACGAAGCCGAAAGCTATAAACCTCTGAGCCACCTTAAACGGGGCGTATGCGTCCATTAACTTAATACGGTGTTCCGCTTTAAATTTAGTCATTTCCTTTTTATCTGCTGCCTCTTCACTATCCGTGTAGAAAGCGTCGTCGATAAGGTCTCCCGCTTTTTCGATAACTCTATCACTACCAAATATTTTACCCAATAGTCCTAACATTTCTTACTCCTTATTTTCCCGTTGTGGGATATGTTGACGGTTTAGTCGAACGCTTTTTCGGTTTTGGTGTTGTCATTTCTTACTCCTTAATTCATTTAGTAACACTTCGAGCGTATCTACCCGCCCGACGGTCTGCGTTAATTGCTTGGGTAAGTTCTCGTCGAATAGTAACCAACGTAAAGTATCCTCATTACTTGTAACTTTATTCATTACCCCAGACATTTTCTGGTTAGATAGTTGTATTAACGCGGTATTCTGTGTCGCCGTGTTAGAAACGCCCTGTATATTAGTGTTCATTACTTGCAACTGCGTAAACATAGGGGCGTTAGCTGAGTTCGCTATATATATAACTGACCCGAATAAGAGGGCGAAAACTGTAAGAATAGAAACCGCAGCACCGAGGACCATATTAAAACTCATAGGCTTAGGTCTTACCTCTTGCATAAATGAGTCCATCTTATCGTAAAGTAGGTCGTTCTTTTCGAATAGTTTACCCACTAACGAGTTAAGAGTATGGACTTCGGACTCTAAGTGTCCTATTATTTTGTCGTGGTCTTTTCCCTCTGCCATTTCCTAGCCCCTCAGATACTTAGTATAAAATTTAACTGATTGTACCATAGCTTTAGTTATAAAAGACTTTTCTATCTCCAGGAGGATATCCTTAAACAGTTTGTCCGCTTTAGAATATTCTTTTATAGAGCAGTAGTAATCGTGTGCTATAACCGCAGGTAGAAACTTAGGTTTAAATGGAGGTATAAATATCCAGAATAGCCTCGGAACGTCGGCACCGTTAGTCTGATATCCTTTAGGGATAACCACACTTTTAACGGCGTAGTCTTCCAGGAGTATAAAACGGTTATCGTTCGTCGGCTGTAGCTTCGGGTATTCCATGGTTTATCCCTTAGCCCAGTGTAAAGAATGCGTTACGTTTATTTACGAACCATACCGCGAAGTCTTGGAAATCTGTTGCAGTAATTGGCATTTTAGTACCGTTCGTAAAGTAAATAACCGTATCTGTAATACCCAACTCGAACGCTGCATTAACTTGCACTAAACCGTCTGCGTCGTCTTTCATAAAAGGCACCAGGTAGTCTACGCTGTTAAGTGTGTATATCTCTCCGTCCACTTTAGGATTAATTACTGGCTCTACATATGTAAGAGTTCGCATTTCAGCCTCAGTAATCGACGTTAAATCTTTCCCATAGCCTTGCGCCACCTGCCCGTCGTCGTATGCAAAAATTTTGTTATTTTTGTCTTTAAAGAAATTCATAGTTTAATCCTTTTATCTTAATTCAATCCAAATAGTTACACTACTGTTTACTACGGTAGCTTTATATGTAGAGCCGTTAGGTATTATCGCCTGCACACTATTACTATAAGAAGCCGGTGAAGTTGTCCTAGAACAGTTAGGCACACCGTCTATCTCAACGGATATATTATTTGTAGCAGCAGCCGAAGTCCCATATAGCGAGACCCAAATAGGTTTACCTGTCGTATTCGTGTATGTTACATTTAGTACCCTACTACCTGTTACATCTTGATAAGTTTGGCCCATACCTAATATAGTACTGTTAATACCTAACGGCGTTATGACTTTTTCGTTATTTGTCCCGGTTCTAATTTCCGCAGCTGTAGCGACTTCCCTACCGGAACTACCCGCGAAGTCGTTAAAGTTAGTAACATCTGTCCCGTCACTTACTAGGACCGCGCTCCCCCCCGCTAAAACCGCAACGCCAGAACCGCCCGAAACTTTAACCGTAAGAGTTTGTAACGTTGAGTTCGTAAATATTAAAATACGCCCCACGTCGTCGATAATAATATCACGACCCGCACTTAGCACCACGCCAGTATCGGTTATCTCTAGCTTAGCGTAGAGGTTCTGGCCTGTTGTAAGTGTGTAGTTAGCGTCCGCCGTAATGTTATGCACTGCCGAACGAACGTTTAATAATTTCCACATAGCGTCGAACTGCTGCGAGGCTGTAGCGTTATCGGGTGTACCTGACGGCGTAATCCCCGCTTTAGAAGTGATAAACTGCTGGAACCCGAAAAGGTCGTTAACCAGTTTAGCCTCCCACGGTGTACCCGTCCCGTCTCCTGGCGACGTAATGTTTTGAGCTTTACCGTCCGGATACTCCGAACTTACCGGCGCTACTTTGCCCGGATATGCGTCTATGGGTCTAATCATAAATTACTCCTATGTATAAGTTACTAATATCCCTAGCCACTGCTGGGTCGGGCATATTTTAAGACACAGTTCCTCGAACTCGTCTCTACGTTTTGGGTCTACTGTAGCTAAATCTCCGAACGTTTCGCCACCGATATATAAAAAATACGGCCACGTGTCGGGGTCTGTCGGAATATTATACCTTATCGGCCTTTCGTAATAGCTTAAAGTTTCGTCACACTCCGCCAGTAGTTCCCCACATTCTGCCCGAGCTTCCCCACACTGTACCTTAGCCGGTACGGGTTCAAATATCTTGTTAACTAGCGCGTAGCCAGTAGGCGAGATAGTTTCCCCCGCCAGGGCGTCCGCTTCGCCACACTGAGCTAGCA